TAAAGGTAGGTAAGCTGACGAAGCCCGCTCCTTTATCGGTGATAGTCACACTGGTGATAACACCTGCGGTAACCACGGCTGTGCCAAATGCTCCTGTGCCACCACCACCGGTTATTCTCACAGACACCAAACTGTATCCTGTGCCTCCGTTAGATATAGAAACTGAACCGACCTTGTAGGTAAGATTGAATGTAGCACCAGCACCGATCGCACCAATACCTACTGGTGCAGCACTGGTGCTGATTGTGGTCGACACAGCGGTTGCACCGGGCAGTGCAGAATACACCCCAGTTGATATAATTCTAAATGTTACAATAGCTCCAGGAGTAGTTAGTGTTGATAATACTTCAATAAAACAAGCACTACCGCCCGATGCTACTGTACCGCCTGCAATTTGTAATATATCTCCAGCATAATAGTTTGTGCCAACACTGACCAACGTTGCGGTGTCTACGCTCATCCGCACAGTTCCTGCAAATCCTGTACCTGATATAGGAGAGGTATCCACAGAAGTCAGTGAGCATTCTGATACACCATTATTAAACGTTAGGGTCTTTTCATAAGGACCGATAATTGGTCGTGAATCTAACACTAATTCTTCAGCACGTTTCAGCGCCGCTTCAAGTGTGCGATAGGCATAGGCCAACGCTCTACCTTGTAGAGCTGGTGACACACCAGGACGATCATCCTCACCACTTAGTGCTACATAAAGATTCACACTGCTGCCGAACGCTGAACTGTCTACGTATTGTTTTGTGGCTGCAATCAAGCCTCCGTACAACTCGTCATCATCTGGTTCTGGACTTCTTGATAAGATCAACGGTCCGCTCATGCGTCCGAAACTAACGTCTACTGTTCCTGTGGTAGGATCAATAGCATTAACCCCCGCTCTGGAAATTTTAGAATCGGCATAGTTTTTGTTGACTAATTCTGTTGAAAATATAGGTTCCAGCGGAGTAATTGCAGTTCCAGCATCAAATATACGATATTGATTTCCCCCGGAACGCATTGATAAGTCACCACCTAATTGGGGAGTAGTGTCTGCTACAATTTCAGCAAAGTCTGCGTTGATAGATATTTCGTTGGGGTTAGTGGTAAAATCAATACTGATACCAGAACCAGCGATAAGTTTTTTAAATGCCAGCCCTGACTCAGTGTTGTTCACAGTGACTACTGGGGTATTTCCAGTAGCTGGATCATTTTGCCCTACATAGGTAGCTGGGGCGTCTTCAAGCCCGGTGAATTTTAATCTTTCGCCGAGCCCTAGTGAGCTGTAAAGTTCTCTAAAGTTGTCATTGACTTTACGGAATGAATCTCTTATACTGTCTCCGGTGCCGTCATTACCGACAACACCAATATCAATAGTCTTTCTTGCCATGTTTAGAATCCTAGATTGAGCAAATGCTCTAATATTTAGCCCAAAGTTTTATAAGCCGGATGTAAATACTAGATGTTTCTCACAACCAAAACTCAACAAAATCAATACTCTAGACTCAGTAAAAACGGAGTCGAACATTTATATAAGAGAAAAAAGACTGTGGCAGTGTTGAGATGCGATGCCTGTGATTCAGTGTTCGAAAGAGATCTCAAACACATGGATAAGAAGCGACTCAGCAACAACTTCTTTCATTGTTGTGGATCTTGTGATGCCAAAAGATTTGCTCAACGCACAGGAGTAGAGCAGAAGCAGATATGGAATATGCCTGCTAGTGTAGACTTACCTGTGTCTAAATTCTAAACGATTCACCACAGCCACAGCGATCGCGCTCGTTGGGATTGACGAAATCAAAGCCTTCATTAAGTCCGTTACGGACCCAATCCATAGTAAGCCCATCTAAATAGGCTAGACTTTTGGCATCAACTAATACCACAAAGTCTTTTTGAGCAAAATTAGTTACGCCGGTTTCTGCTGTATATTCGTCCACATATTCCATGGTATATGCTAGTCCACTACAGCCTGTGGTTCTTACACCTATACGAATACCCACACCCTTGCCGCGCTTGTCTAAGTTTTGTTTTATCTTTTTAGACGCTGTGTCGGTTACGGTAATCATTTACGGCCGCGGTGATTGCATCTTCTGCTAGAATTGAACAGTGTATCTTAACTGGGGGCAGGGCTAGTTCTGTGGCGATTTCGGAGTTTTTAATTGTTCCGGCTTCGTCGAGGGTTTTTCCTTTGAGCCATTCTGTAACGAGGCTCGAGCTCGCGATAGCCGATCCGCAGCCATACGTTTTAAATTTTGCATCTGTAATAATACCTGTATCATCATCCACCTTTATCTGTAGTTTCATGACATCGCCGCAGGCAGGTGCTCCTACCATGCCAGTACCCACTGTGGGATCATCTTTTTCAAATGAGCCTACATTTCGGGGGTTTTCATAATGATCAATTACTTTGTCCGAGTACGCCATTGATTGTTCTCCAGTTTATTATCTTCCATTGATTGGTTAGATAACTCTTTTTATCTGCTTGATAGTCCAGGGCCCATGCGTGTTCCCACCAATCCACTAATAATACAATATCGTTCCTGATTTCGTGGTTGACGATGATTTTGATCTTGCCATCACGAGCCAAGTATGCCCATCCACTGCCTTGTATCTTCATTGCTGTTTTTTCAAATTCTTCTTTGAACCGGTCAAACGTATCAAAATGTTTTTCTATAAACTGTAAAATAGCATCATAGGGTCTATTGGATCCCTCTGGTTTTTGTAATTGACCAAAATAGATATTGTGTAAAAACGCACCAGCTTCGTTGAAATCATCATCGCCTTCGTTCTTGTTATATCGATCAACATAGGCCTTATACAGTGTACCGTAATGATAATCTATGGTTTCTTTACTTTTTACCGGTGCAAGCTCGTTGCGATCGTATGGCAATGTCAACTGTATGAGTTTGTCTTTTTTGCCTTCAACAATGAATTTTTGAATGAAATTGTATGCCATACATGTATTTACCGCATAAATAACCTACAAGGAGATTTTAATATGCTAGGATTAATCAAGAAACTTTTTGGCAGTACACCAGCCGAACCTGTTGCAGTTCCCTACAAGGTAGAAACTCCACCAGTTGAAGTTACCCAACCTGCAGTTGAGCCAACCGCAGCAGAAGTCACTGCTGAAAACAAAGCAGTGGCAGTGGCCAAGGCCAAACGAGCACCAACGAAAAAACCAGCTGTTAAGAAAGCAGCAGCGCCGAAGGCTCCACGCAAGCCAAAGGCTCCGTAACCTTTTTGTCCTGCTCGTATAGAGCAAATGAGGCCAAGTTCTTGGCCTTGCTCTCGCACATGATGTCTGCCCACGACCTATGTGTCAGTGCCCAAGAATTAACTGCGGTATTCCAATAAAAGCCACTGTGTGCTCTCAGCTTGCCTTTTTTGTAGCCCTGTTCTAGGAGGGACGGAAGATCGGGGCGGATGTGTCCGGGATGGTCAATAAGACAGTCTTCCCGTGAAACACTATAATGTATGACAGGCCGCACACCGCGCCAGCTATCAATAACCCTTTTAACACGATCGTCATTTGCTTCAATGTATTCTCCAGTTTTAATCCAATGATGATGAATGTCAAGCACTAGGGCACAGTCCTTGACCAATTCAATGCTTGAGTCAATGCCCCAGGTCATTTCGTCATTCTCGATGGTAAGACAGTTGCGAGCCTCGGGTGTCATTTTGCTGAGGGCATCACGAACACCTTGTGGGCCTTGCTTGCCAGAGATATGCACATTGATCTTGAAGTCTTGGAATGTCTTACCAAAACCCATCCATCGAGCCATGTCCACATGATACTCAAACTCTTCAATGCTGCGTTCTACGATGCCCGGGTTAATAGACGCCAACACGCAAAACTGGCCAGGATGAAAGCTGAGCCTAACATTATTCTTGCGAGCCACATCACCCACTCGGGCAAATCCTTTTTCTGCAAAGGCTCTGACATCGGGTTGCCGCCAAAACCACTTCCAACTAGGCTCAGTGTATACAGGAAGTATATCACTTGAGAGTCGTACCATTCTAAGATCTTCATCTAGTGTTCCTACTCTGCTGACTAATTTGTAGCAGGCTTCTATGTTTCGTTCCATCAAGTCCCAAAGCCGCTGCTCTGCTTCTTGGGGATGTTCACGCAACCACCTAACTGTGGTAGAGCCTGTATTTAAGTCGCGGTCGACAGCATTGATTTTCATGCCGTTGATTTCTTCAGGATCGTTGATCCATTTGCAGGCAAAGCCCAGTCGTTTAATCATTTACAATATCCTGTTTTAAATAACTCATTACTCGTTGTTGGTCGTCTCTAATATACATCAATGATAGATTCAACATTTGATAAGCATGATCGAGATCGGCTGGAATAACCAAAGTACGACCTTCGTAGAGAGCTTGTAGTTTTTCTCGGCATTCTTGATCAGTGTAGGGAATATCCATATCAACGGCTCAGTCCTGAAATAAGCAGTTCACGTTCGGTCATATATGCCACAGGTTTGATCCATCCACGATCGATACATTCCGATAAGATCAATTTGTATTCACGTGGGCATTGTTTTGAAATTTCGAATCCTGCTCTACCACAGGTTGTAAATTTGTCAATGATACGAAAACGAGCATCGTCCTGTTTGATTGTGCGGATTTGACTGCGATGAGTAGTAAATGTCATACTACAAGTATAACATCATCACTGCCAGTTGTCAACGACAAATTTGTCCTGAACGTCTTGTGGATTCGGTTCTCCGTGGAACACAGCTATACTGCAATCTGGATGCGGTCTAACATCATTTCGAACGGTTTTGAACTGTCTTCCGCCATGTGCAACAGTAAGCTCATCTCTGCTGCGTATTTCCCATTTGTAACTCATGATCCATTCTTTGGGCCAAAATTTAATTCGATCCTTGCATAATTTCCATATCCAATCTTGATCACCTTGAAGTCGCTGCGCTTCTGAGGGCTTTTGTTTGAACTGCTCATAGATATGACTTTGGGTTCCGTGAGTCCAAGCTAATACAGAACTATTGAGATAGTTCCACGAAGGGTAAAATTTTCTATTGAAATCGTGAATACCTATGAAGTTGGTAGGATGATATCCAGTGAGCTTGTCCATGTTGGCATGTATGACCACATCGAGGTCGAGATAAAGTATTCTTCCTCTGAGAGGCAAGGTAGAATCAAACATATGTACCTTGTGCCACCATCCTCTAGCATAGTTGGCATTAGGTTGATATATTTTACGTACTCCGGATATATCGTGTTGATCGTCGGTGAGGCAGGCAAATTCATAGGGAACTGTGAGATGCCTTGCAACCATGTTGCGCAGGCGTTCTACATATTCACGGCCGTATTTGTTGCCAAATCTCACACACAGCACAGTGATAGGATCGTTGGGGTCTGAAGGCACTACTAGGTCTGGATATTCTCCACGTGCTGCCATTTTAGCAGCTCGCTTTTCAGCCTTGGCTTGTTGACGTTGTTCTTTTGACAATTCCATCTATGGCAACCAATTGTTCTAATATTTCTGAGAGATCATCTAACTTGATCATGTTAGGGCCATCGCTGGGTGCGTTATCTGGATCTTCGTGGCATTCCATGAATAGAGTTGATACACACCCTGTGGCTATAGCAGCTCTCGCCAAGTACGGGACCATGGTCCTATCTCCTCCAGATCTTTCTCCCATTCCTCCAGGCTGTTGAACAGAATGTGTGGCATCAAAGACCACTGGATAACCAGTGCTTGCCATAATAGGTAGACTGCGCATGTCAACCACAAGATTATTGTATCCATGAGTGTATCCTCTTTCGCATAACATGATGCGTTCATTGCCAGTTGACGCAATCTTTGCAGCAACATTTTTCATATCGTGGGGAGCAAGGAACTGTCCTTTCTTGACATTGATAGCACATCCAGTTCTTCCAGCAGCCAGCAATAGATCAGTCTGCCTACAAAGAAAAGCAGGAATCTGCAAGACATCTATGCCAGCCGTAGCACATAACTCTGCCTGATAACTTTCGTGAATATCAGTCAAAACTGGCACTCCAAAACGATGTTTAACTGTATTTAAAATTGTTAAACCTTCATCAATACCGATGCCTCGTTGAGTTGATATACTGGATCTATTGGCCTTATCAAAACTGCTTTTATAGATAAACTTAATCCCTAAACTGTCACAGGTTTCTTTTATACTGTGTGCAGTTTCCAGTGTATGATCTAGGCTTTCAATTTGACAAGGGCCAGCAATTAATACCAAGGGTTCGTTGTTTCCTAATCTTATATTATGAACGTTAAAGTTTTTCATGTCTCGCTACCAACTATTGCAATCTTCATTGTTTGTTATCCTGTTCAAAACAAAAATTAATATTAATAAACATCCTGTGAGAGTTTTTGGGAACACTCCCAGCATGATATTGTAATCCATCAAATATAATACATTTATTTTTTTTAGGAGTTATTCGTTGACTAATAGTCTTTTTGCTATTATCCATAGTTCCAGTATTTTTCTCATTAAAAAATATTGTATCGCCGTCGCTATCACTTACATAGTATATCATGACCATGTGAGGGGTAGCATAATCTGTATGGGGACCCTGATAAAAATCTCCAAAGGTTGAATTTTTATACAATAATACAGCCCTTGAACGTTCGACTTCTTTTACTGTCTTAGCAGTGCGTTGTTCCATTGCACCTATTAATGAACGAATAATTCCAGCATGTGGACATACTAGTTGTTTATTATGTACAAACATATGCATAAATCCGTCAGAGTCTTTAATTTTAGGATCATTAGCTACTGCCTCATCATTAACACATTTTCCTGATACTGAATGTATATATACCCAATTAAAATCTGTAGATAACAAAAAAATCTCAATACTATCAGCAGTTGCACTATCTAATAAATTGTCAATTTCTAAAATCATTGTAATCTATCTCTTAATAATATAATTCTTTCGCCATGGCGTTTGGTGTTAAATGTACGCATATTATTATTTACCAATGTCTGATGACACTAGCGATAATAAACAGGTTTGTGATGATATAGGTTAGTATGATAACTGTACGAACAAGTGCTACTGAATCAGCTTCCCGATCAGTAGCACCTGACTTTTCACCTAGTGCTTTAGCCCATAATCGCCAAAGTCTCTTCATTAGGCCTCATAAGATGCCGAGTTAGCGTTGTGTTCGAATACTTCCACTGAACGAAGTCGAACGCCTTGTCCCACAGGGTATCGGCACTCAAACGTGTTACCGTTTTCTAGTGTATAGGATTCGCCACGTTGAAAAGTTTCTAGAATGTCTTTCATTTTCATAAAAGCTGTTTCACTAAACTTTTCACAACCAACAGCTTCTACAATACGAATATCGCATACACCGCCTTGAGCTTGCAGGCCTAAACTAGCAAGTGCTTGGAATTTTTCTAAATGAGGATCATCATGTGCAATCACTAGCGTGTGATCAAACATATATTCACTCCACTCTTTAAACGCTTTGAGACCGCCAAAGTCCATAACCCAATTGCGGTCGTCTAGTGTTTCTGATTCGAAAATTAATTTGATACCAATTGAGTATCCGTGTAGTAATGAGCAGTGACTATGTGTACTTCTCCACTGTCTAAAACAGCATGAAAGTCCGCGGTCGTTACCGTAAGTTTTTGTTGAAAGAAATTTTGCCATCTCTAGTCTCCTTTTTGTAGGTAGCAAGTTTGATGACTGCAGAGTGTTTAAAGAGGGATGATGCCATAAAGTCCTCTGTGCTACTGTGTGTATTGTAATAGTATACTACATTTCTATTTATAACGCAATGAATTCCACATTATTTTTTCGCCATTCCTGCGGCATCTTCCACCCCTGTCTATTATAGATCACAAATGTTGTATTGGGATAATGTATGAATACTGACGCAATCTGGTAGACCCAATAGCTGGGATCCACTGCCTGCGAACCTGTTCTAGCATAGTTCACAGTGCCTTTGTAGATGTTATTCACAGCTTGATCGATTGGATACAGATCAAATCCGATCATTGTGACTTCTTCGTGTCCTAACACAGCTGCCAACAGCACAGCGTATCCGCCACTGCCCCAATGCTCGCCCTGATCTTTTTTTAATTCACCTCGAGTAGGTACCTCGGGTAACAGATTGACGTTTTTGTTTTTTCTTATTTTTCTGAAGTAGTGATGCCAATGATCACGCACATAGATTTCTGTGTCTTCGGTATTGGGATTGGTTACAGCTTCTTCAG